TTTACATGAGTTGCTTCATGTGTTTCTGCACGATTTAATGACTGTGGCGCAAGACCCTAAATCATCTCAAGATGAAGTGGAAATGCAAGAGCATAGAGTCATTAACCTTTTAGAAAAGTTACTGTCTAAGGATTCCAATGGGCGCTCATAATGAAACGTGTACAGATATGCAATTCATCCAACTATGGGGTGAACTGCAATCTGCCACAAAAGTGGCTAAACATTTAGGAGTAAATCTTAGAGCCGCCCATTTGCGTAGAAGGTGGATTGAAGATCACTATAAGATTAAATTATCGTCAAACGATCCTCGTGCCGTTGCTTATGACGCTAATAGGCCAAAATCTTTCTCTCCATTAAAACAAGTTCAACTTGGGATGCTAGATGGATGTGTGATTGTGTTCTCAGATGCCCACTTCATACCTGGTCAACGCTCAACAGCGTTTAAAGGGCTTCTATACATGATAGAAACGCTTAAACCTCATGCGGTGATATGTAACGGGGATGCGTTCGATGGTGCGTCTATAAGCCGCCATGACATAACTGAACTACCAGCGACTACTGTTATTCAAGAATTAAAGGCTTGTCAGGGTGCGCTAGGTGAAATTGAGGAAGTAGCTAAAGCAGCAAGGCACAATGTAAAGCTCCTGTTTACATGGGGAAACCATGACGTTAGATTTGGTAATCGTTTAGCGCAACACGCACCACAGTTCAAAGAAGTTAAAGGATTTAAGCTGACAGACCATTTCCTAGATTGGGACTTCTGTTGGGCAGTATGGCCTACCGATGATGTGATTATCAAACATCGTTACAAGAATGGAATTCATGCCACTCATACATCAACCTTGAATGCGGGGGTCAGTACTGTCTGTGGACACCTTCATGCCCTCAAGGTGACCCCATTCCAAGATCTTCGAGGAAATCGTTTCGGGGTCGATTGCGGAACATTGGCTGAAATTGATGGCCCTCAATTTACCTATGCTGAACTGAATCCAGGCAATCATCGAAGCGGTTTTGCTGTATTAAACTTTTTTAATGGTCGTCTTTTATGGCCTGAACTCGTCCACAAATTTGATGAGGATCAGATTGAGTTTAGAGGCGAAGTGATTGATGTAGGTGCATTTTGAGTGCTTGGCTAATCATTCTTACAGGGGCTATTTACGCCTACATTGCTGGTGAACAGCTTTTCAAAGACAACCCACACATGGCTATCGTGTACGCAGGGTACGCCTTTAGCAATGTGGGGCTTTATCTGTTAGCAAAGTAGCTTATTCGCTATCGTCTAGACCAGCAGCAATTATTTCTTCTGCTGCGTCTTCTTCAAACTCATCGTCATCACAATCAACTTCTTTGTACTCAGTCCCCCATCCGTGATACTCTTGGAATTCAATGAAGTCATTGATGACTAATATTTTCTCGAAACTTTCAGCTTCGATAGTAATTAAATCTTTATCGTCCCAACCAAATTTTCTCTCAAATTTCATCTCACTCTCCTTAAAGGTTGAATATCTTTCTCTGGCGGTGGTGGAAGCATCTTCTCACTTGGTGGAGTCCATCCATGCTTTTTCCAGATTGCCTGGACATCTGATCCTGTAGACCATTTGAAATCCTTGTTTGCCACAGAAGGATAGCTAATCTTTGAATAAGGTGGTTTTTCTAACATTATTTCGCTTTCATCACTCGTTGATTTCTGCCAAATTTGCCACGTTTGACACCCGTTACTTCAATTAAATCCTTGTCCAACAAAGCACGATACCTTGCAGTTATAGAGGAATATGGGTAGTTTGGATACATCTCTAGTATCTCGTCTGAGATACACCCTTCTGGATGGCTCTTAATGGCCTCGTAGACAAGACTTTCTAGCTTGGTAGTATCAACTGCTTGAGCCGCCTGATAGCTTGTTGTGGGGTCTTGGTTTCTGACCAGCTTAAAAGGTTCAGTACCAAAGAATCTCTCCATCGAATCTTTCATGTTATTGAAAATATCTCTCATCATTAACTCCCATTAGGTGAGGGGAAAACTGCTCGTCTGCAAGCTAGGAAAATCCTTTGCACAGCTCTCCCCTCAGGTTTATATTAACTCAAAAGGGCAAATCTTCGTCTGCAATACTTGCCTTCTTAGGGGCTTGTTTGGGCTGATAGTCTTCTTTAGGAGATATTGCTAACCCCATGTACTTTCCGGTCTTACCTTCTTTAATCCATGCACTAAGCCAGAATTCTTGATTATTGACTGTTAGATATCCTTTGTAATCAGGATGTTTCTCTGATTCTTTTCTGTCGTTTTTGAACAAAACACCTGAGTTATCACGATTTTCCATTTAGATTTCCTTTGCTTTCTTTAACGCTGCACGCACTTTACTAGGAAGCAGAGTCCATAGAGCCACTTTTTGTTCTGAATCTAGGTTCTGCTCTTCCAATTTTACCCAAGCTGACCTTGGATCACCCTGTTCGCAAGTAGCAATCAGTTCCATTGCTAATTCCTCTAGGTGTCTTAATTCCTCAATGGGAATGTTATCTTGTGCGCCTTGAGTGGGTGTAATCACTACTGATCTACCCTCTTCGGGGACGTCTTCACCGCTATACAAATATAGACCGAGTCCATGTAGTGCCAGGGCTTTGGTCATACAACGCATGATTGCCGTGTTAACTGCAAAAGCATCAGGGTTTGGGATGGCCTTGTTTCTGTAGTCCATCACAGGAAGTTGGCAAGTCATTGGCTTATCAAACATGGTAACTGTTACGAACACCATTGCTGTGCCATTGATATCCATGAAACACTTGTCGCCAAACATTTCTATTTTGTAGGAAGCCTTTGCATCAGCTTTGAGGGCTTCTGCCCATGCCCAAGCCCATGATAGGTAGGACAAGCCATTTTTCTTCTCAACGTGATCGTTGACGTTCTTTTTAAGTAACATTTCTATTGACATATTAACTCCTTTGATTTTCATCTAATTCAGCATTGATGATTTCTTTTTGTTGTTCAATATATAAATCCTTGAACTTAGTAAAGTCTGCTTCCTGGCAGCAAACTATTTTATCCCCCTTGATTGTCAGGCAGTAAGGGCAGTAGTGGATGTCTGAGAACTCCTCCACAAAGAATTGAAATAGTGTTTTCATCAGTGGAAACTTTCATAAGCCATTGTCCACAGAACATCACCTGCTAGATCGGTGAGCTTATTCAACTCATCTTCTGTCAATGGTGTCCCATCTTCATAGCATCCACCTGAAAAGTAGGCATCAGAAAAGTCTGGAAAGTCTCTGCTATCTACTCCATCTATCTCTAGGTCAATGACCTTTTTTCCATTAAGAATCGGCATAGTAACTCCTGTTAAACGTGGACTATTGTTTGCCCACACCGATAATGTGCCACACCGATTCCTGAATTTACATAGGGGTTTTCCCTAATTTACGCAACTTTTTTTCTATGCTAATCTAAAAAGACTTGTCCTATTAACTAATAGCCCTTCCTCCTCCTCTTCCCTCTTATGACCCCTGAACAAATTGAACAAACTTGCGCTGACTTATTGCTTCAGTTCTCTCACAATATGGCTGACGCTTATGTAACCGAACCAGAGGACTATTCTGCCTCTGTAACAGCCCTACTTGCTAGGACGCTAGAGATTCATTTAAACCGCCCAATCAACCTGGAGAACCTTTACAAATGACCCAAGAAGCAGTTATCAGATGCCTACAAAACGGCCCACTTACTTCCTACCAACTAGAGGATTTGACAGGCATACCAAGGTTGTCTATTGCAGCTTGTTGCACAAAGATGAGCTACAAGAAGAAATTAAAAATTGGAAAAGTTAAGTTAGGACGTTCTTGGGTTTCTTTGTACACGTTAGAACCGCATATGATTGAGGCTGAAAAGGTAGAAGAACCTCGTGATCTGCTAAACCCGTTTGACATCAGAAACGCTAAAGGTATCTTTTCTAAGGCTGAATATGCGAATATGAACGCCCAGGCTATTCGTTTGTTTGGCAGAAAACCAACAAATGAAATTACCAACAATCAATTTATTTGAGTTTACAAAGTAGAATTAGTTTGATATTATGGAATCCAGCTAGGTACGAAGTCATGAGCGTACCGAAAAGAGTTAACCCTTCTCCTGCTGGCAATTCCTTCTAAGGGTGGTTAAAAAAGCGGAATATATGCACTACTACCAGTTCAATATTGGTGACTACAACAGTCACACCATGCACCTTTCTGAGATAGAGGATTTGACCTACAGGCGATTGCTTGATTGGTACTATTTGCATGAATCTTCAATACCACTTGACTTAAATGAAGTGGCTAGACAGATTAGGATGCGTTCGCATAGCGATTGCATTGCGACTGTATTGCAAGAGTTTTTTGAGCGCACTGCGGATGGATGGATACATCATCGTGCCAACAAGGAAATTGAGAAGGTGGGCGACAAATCTCAGAAGGCAAGTGCTTCTGCTAAAGCAAGATGGAGTAAACCAAAGGATGCGAACGCATTGCAAACGCAATCCGAAGGCAATGCTACACATAACACATTACCTATAACACAAGACACAGAACACAAAAAGAAAGCAACTAGCGTTGCACCGCCTGAGGGCGTTTCTGATTCTGTTTGGCAGGAATTCAAATCTTTAAGGAAAGCCAAGAAAGCCCCGATAACCCAAAGAGCCATTGATGCCATAGCCAGTGAAGCAAAGAAGGCTGGTTGGACTTTGGAGAAAGCCTTAGAGGAATGTGTCGTTCGTGGTTGGCAAGCATTCAAAGCAGATTGGGTTGTCAAACCAAACCCTGCTGACATAGTGAGGCTCACAGTTCCGAGTAAAAATGAGCCTGACCCTGCTTTAGAAAAGATTAAGGCTGATGCTTTGAAGGCAGCACCAATGCCTGAAAGTTTCAGACAGTTTGCCAAGCAAGTGAAACAAGCATGAACTACTTTGAAGCCATGAGACTACTAGACAAGGTGCGTGAAGGCGTACCATTTCCGATACACCTGATAAACCAAGCCTTAGAGCTTACTGGTGACTTGGACTAGGGTATACACCTATGGCATACAGTAGAAAAAACATCTCTAATGAGTCTGATAGGGTGATCCTAGAGCAAGCCGAGGCCAGAGAGCTTTATCGGAATTGGGAAGGCAGTAAAAACAGAGACCTTATTCGTGCCAGACTTGAGAGAGCCGAACGAATCTATGGCATAGGTGCTAGAGACAGAATCCGAGAATATATGAACAGAATTAAAGATGGAACACTTCTATGACATTTATGGTCACTTTCAAAGTAGACGCTAACCCTGTTGGCAAACAAAGGGCTAGATACGTCAAAAGGGGTAATTTTGTCAGCACCTACACCCCTGAGAAGACAAGAACCTATGAGACTTTAATCAGGGATTCCGCAATTGAGGCAATGGGTAGCTCAGAACCGCTAGAAACCCCTGTGAGCCTTTATTTATACATCAGAGTACCAATACCTAAGTCATGCACCAAAAAGCGTCTAGAAGCCATTTCTAATGGGTCAGAGAAGCCTATTCGCAAGCCCGATGGATCAAATATTTTAAAAAGCGTTGAGGACGGCATGAACTCGGTGGTCTATAAGGACGACTCGCAGATCGTTAACATACACGTTACCAAGGTTTATTCAAGTCTGCCAGGCGTTGATATTTGCGTAAAAGAATGCTTGGACTAAGGGTTTATCCCTATGGTATTACGCAAGCAAATAGTTAATATTTAATTTTAAACAGGAGTTACATCATGGAATCAACTTGGGAATTTGACACAACAGTAGGTGCTGGTAGCGAAGTGGTTACTATCGTTTATGAGTATTCATCAGACGAGGATGGCACATATAACGAGTCCATTAAAGAGGTTTGGTTTGAAACTCGCAATGTCATCGGTTTATTTAGCGATGAGGCTTTCAAAGAGCTAGAGTGCGAGGCGGCAATGCGTTTTCAGCACCATAAGCTCAACTTTAAGCAAACATCGGATATTCAGCCATGAGTGACAACCCCCACAAGGCCATACAATTCCTGATTGACACGGCAGAACCCTACAGCAAGGCTAAAGCTAGTCGAATCTACCTTGAGGGTTTTTTAAAGTCCCGCAAGGCACAGCTCATGGCACAAGCCGGAACTGAGGTTCTTGGCAAACAAGAGACCTATGCTTATGCCCATGCCGATTATGTAGGCATCTTAGAGGGCATCAGGGAAGCCGTAGAGATCGAGGAGAAGTATCGTTGGATGATGACCGCAGCCCAAGCTAGGATCGAGGTCTGGAGAACCGAGCAGTACTCAGCCCGAATGGAAATTAAAGCCACCCAATGAACAACAAGCTGAACGCAAAAGAGAGATTGCACCTGGCAAGGGTTAAAAGTCTCCCATGTTCAGTATGCGAGGCATCAGGGCCATCAGAAGCCCATCACTTCAAACAGGGTCTCCAGTACACCTGTATAGCCCTATGTGTAGATTGTCACCGGAATCCTGTACTTGGATGGCATGGGCAAAAGAGAGCGTGGTCGATAAGGAAGATGGATCAGATAGAGGCACTCAACGAGACTATTCGGAATCTCATCGAGCATAGCCCCTCTAAATCACCATTCTAGAAAACAAAAGATTTACTTTACTAGTACGTCAAAGTAAGCAAGCAGCCCAACGCACAGGGCAAGACCAATGAAAATGGCGGTAAGAATGTCTTTGTGATTGTCGTTCATTTTTGCACCTTATTCCATGCACTCAAAAGACACCTGGTCAACTTCCATTGTCTTAACAACACAGAAGCCAACGATCTCATCAAAGCCATAAGACTTGGCCTCATCTAATGCTTGCCAAGAATAGTCAGCATAAAACCACTGGGCAGTCTTTGCATCTTTGCCCTCAACAATTAAATAAGCTCTCATTTTTACACCCTTAGAGTCACTAGTTCCGCTAGCTCGGTTAAATGAATATTAATTCATTGACAGACAAAAAAAATAGGGATAAACCCTAATAAAGTACAATTAATTTAATTTAATTACTGGAGAGGTTAGAAGCATGGCTAGACCCCCAAAGGCAGATACAGTCCAGTTCCGAAGAAAACTAGACAACCCAAAGCTGCAAATACTTTTATCCGCTGGACAAGGCAACATCAGCCAAGGTTTCGAGAACTTGTTAGCCCTGTACCATCATCTCCACTCTATAGGCTATAGAACAGAAGACCCATTGGATACAATAGGGTTCGTAACTAACCTAGCCGAGGATAAAGGATCAGCCCTTAACAGATGAACCAATAGGGAGTAATGTAAGGAGTAAGTAGAGGGAAGAAGAGGTAACTGAAATGGAATTGGTGGGAATGGATAAGAGTTCAAGTAGTACTGGAAAGCACCCTCCAACTCTTTTGCTCTTTCTCCACTTAACATAACAACTTAACATAACGCAAAACTTAGGGTAAACCCTTAGGTAGAAACCCTACCCTTAGGTATAAACCCTTAAGGGTAAACCCTAGGTGGATGGGCATACAGTAGGGGGGGGAGGGGGTAGGTTAGGGGAGAGAAGATTTGAGGTGCTTCCCACCCTCAGAAAAAGCTAAATTGACAATTCCAAGGAGAACCAATGGAACAATTGAAAAGAGGAAGAGGAAGACCCAAGGGGAGCGTTAAGATGACCATACAGAGGTTTGCTGACAATCCACCCCTTGTACTACCTAAGACAGACCATCAACGTCTCAAGGAGCTTAAAGAGCTGATGATTAGGTCTGGAGGTAAGGATGTGGCTCAGAAGGTTATTGAGATAGCCCTTAATGATGAGCATCCCCATCAATTGGTAGCACTCAAGATGTGTCTTGATAGGACTCTTCCTGTTTCTTTGTTTGAAAAGGACAAGAGTCAAAGGTCAGCAGTGACGATTAACATAACAGGGATTGGTGCTGAACCAGTTATTGTTGAGAATACTGAACAACCCCAAGACGTAGAGGCAAAGTATGGCTGATCTCAATTTCTCTTTACTGCCGTGGCAACAAGAAGTTTTTACCGACAAAACGAGGTTCAAGGTTGTTGCGGCTGGTAGGCGGTGCGGTAAGTCTAGGATGGCTGCCGTTACCTTGCTAATAGAGGGATTGAAGTGTCCTCCTGGTTCGGCTGTACTGTATGTTTCGCCAACAATGGGACAGTCGAGGCAAATCGTTTGGGACTTACTGCTAGACCTTGGCAGAGAGGTTATTCAGAGCAGTCACGTGAACAACCTAGACATTACCCTGATAAACGGGGCTAGGATATACGTTCGTGGTGCGGATAGACCTGATACCCTTCGTGGCGTTAGCTTGACCTATGCCGTTCTCGATGAGGTTGCCGACATTAAACCTGAAGCATGGGAGCAGGTCATTCGAGCAAGTTTGTCTGATAAACGGGGCAGAGCACTCTTTATCGGCACTCCAAAAGGTAGAAATTGGTTCTACGACACCTTTAAGCTAGGCGAGTCAGAGGATGATCCTGATTGGAAGTCATGGCACTTCACCACCGCTGATAACCCCTTGATTGACCAAGCAGAGATAGATTCCGCTAAAAAGACCCTAAGTTCCTTCGCTTTCAAGCAAGAGTTTATGGCTTCGTTTACCAATGCGGGTTCTGACATCTTCAAGGAAGAGTGGATCAAATACGGGGTAGAGCCTGATTATGGAAGCTATTACATCGCTGTTGACCTTGCGGGATTCGAGGAAGTTGCCAAACAAGCAGCCAACTCTAAGAAGAGGTTAGACGAGTCTGCTATCTCGATAGTCAAGGTGACAGACGATGGGAAGTGGTTTGTTAAGAAGATTGAACACGGAAGATGGGATATCCGAGAGACCGCCTCCAAGATACTGATTGCCATTCGGGACTACCGCCCTTTAAGTGTGGGGATAGAGAGGGGGGCGTTAAAGAACGCTGTTTTGCCCTATCTTTCGGACTTGATGCGAAAGAACAACACCTTTGCTCATATCGTAGATTTGACCCACGGGAATAGAAAAAAAGCAGACAGAATCATCTGGGCTTTACAAGGTAGGTTCGAGCATGGCAGAATTGTGTTAAATTCGGAAGAAGATTGGGATGAGTTTGTAGACCAGTTAATCCTGTTCCCTGCTCAAGGAGTCCATGATGACTTGCCTGACTCCCTCAGTTACATTGACCAACTAGCTGTTACATCTTACATGGAAGAGGATGACAGTGAGGATTGGCAACCTGTAGATATTATTAGTGGGGTATAAGAATGGATAACCCGATAAGCAATCCTAGACCTGATGGTACAGAAAAAGGCTCGGGGTTTTTTGGTGCATTGAAAAGACCAGATGGAAAAGTGTCTACAGAAATATCCATTGGGTTGGATGTTGATGGAAAACAAATAAATGTTCCTTTGCTTGTTCCATCGCTTACTTTTGAAGAACTAAACTATTTACTTCAAAGCAATGTTGAGTCAAAAGACTTCCTTAAAAACTTACCGCCTTCTATAATGGACAAAGCCTATAATCACGCAGAACAGCGTATTAAGGCGGGACTGTCACCTTTTGCGTTGCCTAACGAGGTTTTTAAGCCTCCAGTTGCACCAAAAGCACAACAAATGCCTGAAGCTGCAAATTTGAAGTATCAAGACCCTTTTGGCGACACTACAAGGTAATATTATGGAATTCCAAGAACCTAGCGACTCAGACAAAGAGATAGTTAACTTTGTTGTCAACCATTGTGATAGATGGAGGGATTGGAGAGATGTCAATTGCCTTGATGATTGGCTAGAGTATGAGCGCATCTTCAATGGTGAGTGGGATGCCCAAGATAAAACCCGTGAGTCTGAGCGTAGCCGTATCGTTACCCCCGCTACCCAACAAGCCGTAGAGACACGCCATGCCGAGATCATGGAAGCCATCTTTGGTCAGGGTGAGTTCTTTGACATTCAAGACGATATTCGTGATGTCAATGGTAGCCCCCTAGATGTTGCTGCCATCAAAGCACAACTGATGGAAGACTTCAAAGTAGACAAGATTCGCAAGTCTATTGACCAGATTGAGCTGTTGGCTGAAATCTATGGTACGGGCATCGGTGAGATTGTTGTCAAAACAGAAAAAGTCTATGTTCCCGCTACTCAGGCAATACCTGGTCAAATGGGACAAGCCGCTATCGGTGTAGTAGAACAAGACCGCATTGCAGTCAAGATTGTTCCTGTTAACCCCCGTAACTTCTTGTTTGACCCTAATGGAACATCTATTGATGACTGTATGGGTGTTGCTATTGAGAAGTATGTCTCTATCCACAAGATCGTAAAAGGTCAAGAAGAAGGCATCTACCGCAAGGTAAAGGTCGGCACTGACTCTATGGATACAGACTTAGAGCCTACACAAGAAGTCTCCCAGTACGAAGACGATAAAGTTAAACTTTTGACTTACTATGGACTCATTCCTCGTGAATATCTTGAGCAACTAGAAAACGAAGAAGATGGAGAAGACTTATTTCCTGAAGACAGTATTCAAGATGAGTATTCCGATCTGGTTGAGGCTATTGTCGTGATCGCCAATGATGGTGTTCTTCTCAAAGCTGAAAAGAACCCATACATGATGAAGGATCGTCCAATCCTTGCTTATCAGGACGATACAGTTCCTAATCGCTTGTTGGGTCGTGGTACTGTTGAGAAGGCTTACAACTCACAAAAAGCTATAGATGCCCAAGTTCGTTCACACTTAGATTCACTAGCTCTCACAACTAGCCCAATGATGGCTATGGATGCTACCCGCCTCCCACGGGGTGCTAAGTTTGAAGTAAAGCCAGGCAAAGCAATCCTGACAAACGGCAATCCCAATGAGATTCTGTTCCCGTTCAAGTTTGGCAATACAGATGCAACTAATCTGACAACTGCTAAAGAGTTTGAGCGTATGCTTTTGATGGCAACAGGCACTCTTGACTCACAGGGAATGGTTACTGCTGTCTCCAGAGATGCGGGTCAGGGCGGTATTTCGATGGCTACTGCCTCGATTATCAAGAAATACAAGCGTACCTTGGTGAACTTCCAAGAGGATTTTATGATCCCCTTCATCACCAAAGCCGCCTACCGCTATATGCAGTTCGATC